ATTACGGAACTCTGGTTTAACAAAAGGTCTGTTATCAATGTAATCTAAATGAGATTTTTGATACTGTTTACCCTGAATAGTGACAGTCTGCTCAGCAGCACTTTTAATAGCTTTTTTATCTAACTCCTCTTGAGAAGGAGCTTCGGGAATTGCACTGGTTGGAGTTAATGCTGCAATTTCCGGATTTGGAGTAGTTTCGTCCGAATAAATCGGAAGTCCAGCATTAGCTTCTTGAGTCAATCGCTGTTGTCTTTTTTGCCTTTCGGCAAGGGTCTCTTGTGGAGATGCCATGTGTTACGCCTATCGTAATAGTTGTGAATAACTCTATGCAGCGTACATTGTTCGTTCAGCAATTTTTTGGAAAGAAGTAAGCTGTTCTTGAGGCACACCTTTTGTTTTGAGCCAATTATTTAATTGATCCATAAGATACCTCATTGCTTCAATTTCTTTACCTTGCTCAACTTGTTCCATTGGTATGTCAAAAGATTTACCGGTAAAATGACCAGGATCTCTATGCCCACCAACGCCACCCCTAGGTGAATACTGCGTTACATAGAATTTTTTGCCCCGTCCATTGCTATACGGGTTGTCTAGACCTTCAATAAATTTGACAGCTTCTGCTGCTTTTGCGGAATCTAAAAATCCTAGATGATTATGGGCATTACTACCAGAATGTCCACTATCAAAAAATGGATGATTTGGGATACCATTAAAGATTTGAGGAAGCCATGGATGATATTTAGACGGATCAATACCACGAGGGAATCCTGTTGAACCTTGTACAGGTTGACCTTGCAACGAAGGTCTAACTGGTAAAGCTCTGGGATTGACAACAACTCTAGCTTGTTGTCGTAGTGTAGCTTGATTACGGCTCCAAAGATCAATAATCTGCCTTACCCTTGCAGGTGCTTGGGTTCGTTGAATTGACAATGCTTCAACGTTAGGAATACCGCCTTTACCTGCCGCTTTAAGATACATATCAAAAGCTTTAACAGGTTCAATACCAAGTTTAGAGGCAGCAGCAGAAATACTTGGAGGTATTAACCCAGTTTGTTTCCATGCATTGTAGTTTTGATTAGCATCACCCCACAAAGTTGTATCTTTAAATGCGTCAGTTTTTTTGTTAGTTACTGCATCATCAATCTTTTGTTGAGCTGCTTGTACCGCACCGCTGGAGATGAAACGACGATTAACATTTTTAGCAACACCAGCTTTATCAATGTAAAAGAAACTATTAGGATCCGCAGTTCCTGCATCAAATTGACGTTTAACAGTTTCTTGAGCATCAGACGAAGCTGCAGCTACATTACCATTATAAGCTGGGTTAGCCATGTTGGCTTCAAAAGCACTATTAAACAAAGCCTGCAATTGAGTTTGCATACGTTTGCCTTCAGCACCTACTTTATCAGGGGTAACTTTTAGACGATCAGCAACAAGTTGATCAACGTAATTAATACCTTGTTTATACTGTGGAGTTTTCTGCTCATCAATACGATCTTGAACAAATGTACGATAAGCTTTTTGAACTTCAATATCTGCATTTTCAAGAAGCTGTTTCATAGCCCCATAATTACCTTCTAGCCTTAGCTTTTCCATCTCTGCCATCTGTTGTTCGCGTTTGATGGCATCTCGGCTAAAATTAGAAGCTTGGGTTTGAAGTCGTGTAAAAGCATAGCCAGAACCCGCACTAGCTTGAAGTGCCGCTTTAAGCGTTTCACGCCATTCTGATTCAGACTTAGGTTCACCACCAGTTAAATGAGCAAGAAGCTGATCTTCAAGTTCAACAGCAGCTTGTTGATTTCGTTCTCTTTCCAACTTATACAAAGCATCTTTAACATCTCTAGCTTGCTTTTGCCAAGAGTTAAATTGCAAAGAACGAACATCTTTAATTTTTTTAGTTGGAAATTGAGGATCTGCTTGTTCACCCCAAGCTTCCACAGTTTTAGTATCAAAAATTTTTTGCATCAAACCTAGGTTCAGTTGAGACCCAAGTTCTTGCCAAATTTCAGGATTAGTGTACGGTCGTTTAGTTTCAGGATTCAATAAGGTTTGATAGCCACTGAAGAAGGCAGACACATTATTGAACTTAGGACTGGTTGAAGCAAAAAACTCAGTATCAATAGTTTGCTTGCGTTCAAATGATCTTTCTAAACCAAACTTTTCCTCATACGATGAACGTACTTTAGAATTAGTCTCCCTAACAGTAGGAAGAAAATGTAATGCCATCAAAACTTTGTTGTTATATTTTCCAGCAAAGTTTTTTTCATTTACAAAGTTTTCAAGGTGATAAGCTGTCCTAGCACTAGCATCAACTTCATCATTAATCAAACGAGTCCCATCTGGCTTTTTAGCTGCCTCATCTTCTTTTAGACGAGAGGACAAATAGGATCCCCATTCTTTTGCTGCCAAGCCGTAATACTGAACAGCACCAGCATAACGTCCCCAAGCACCGAGACCAGCAAATTGATCGACTACAAGACGAGGAGCACCTTCGGCTTGCGCCTGTTTAGCAACATCTAAACCAAGTTGTTCTGCAGTAGCAAGTTCTTGAACTTTTTTATTTTGCTCATTAATCTCATCTTGATTAACAAGTTCAGCAGCTCTTAGCAGACCATTGTTAATGTCTGCTTGAACCATAGCACTAGCACCTGTCTCCAAGGCTCCCATAAGGATAGGAGAAAACTCTGCCAAAGCTTTAACGGTTTTAGTTTCCTCTGCAGCTTGCAATCTACGTGCTTGCATTGCTGCGTCTAGGACACGCTGTTGACTTTGCAAAGCCTCTTGCTTGTTCCGTTCTAGTTGACTAGAAAGATCTGCATTAGTAATTGGATTAAAACGTACAGGTTCCGTTGAACCTTGATAACCAACATCGGCTGTAAACCGCTTAATTTGTTCAGCCATAATTAATTCTCTTTTGGAGGTGGCGCACTAACAAGCGTAGCAGTCTGCTCAGGTTTTTTAATACCAAGGAAACTCTTGCCAGGAGCAGTGTATTTGTAACCAGTTTCAATTGCAGACAGGGCAGCACCACCAATTTTCAATGCCGTAGCCATAGGATTAGGTGCCGGTGCAGCAAAAGTAGGAATCTCAGCTTGCAGAGTAGGTGCAACTGCTGCCTTACCCCAAGTTTGACGTTGTTGACTTTCAAGATCAGCTTGAAGAGTCTTCATGTTACGCATAGTCTGCTGAGAAGCACTGATCAGGCTTTCAGTCATTTGAGCACGTGTTCTTCCGTATTCACCCAAAGTTGAAACAAGATTAGCACGACGAGCACTAGCACCGTAAACCTCTCGTGCATTGTTTGAACCTTGAGCATCAATCAGCTGTTTCATCATACCTTGATGTTGAAAAGCAGCTTTGTAATAAATCTCATTTAGTCGAACTTGCTCGCTCATCCAAGCACGATTAGCGGCTTCATAATTAAGACCCATCTGATCTCGTGCATTGGCAAGAGCCAGTTTATAATTGTCTTCGGTCTTCTGATTGTTATACCGAATCATTGCATTCTGGAACGTATTCTGGAATGCTTGATTAGCAGCTTCAGAGTTGTCTTGACCAAATAGTGCATTAGCAGCGCCCAATGCAAATTGAGCGCCGCCTAAGATTGCTCCGATCATAATCGTACAATTTCTATAGAGTAAGTGTTGTCAGGTCCATCAGGGAACACCCGTAAAACCTTAAAGCCGAGATACCTTGCTAAATTAATTAGCGCAGTATTTTCAATATCAATAGTTGTCCACAAAAACGGACGGTTAATATGCTCCATAAGAGCTTTACCAAATCGTACAGTTGTTCGTGGATTTTCTTTTACTTTGTTTGTCATTTGGATCCATACATAGTTGTCGTCAGACACACCGTAAGATCCATAAAGACTCCCATCTGGTCCGTAGATAAGATAGGAGTCATCATAGTGAATATACAAAGCTAGCGAAAGAATAGGATGTTGACCTACTCTTTCAAAATCTTGCAAACCTCGTGCTAACATATTGGCTGTTAACTCAGGCACATCATCAATAGTTGCTGGCTTAAAGGTGAAACCACGGGTGGATGTAGTCATTAGGCGCGTCTATAGAAACCTGTGTTATATCTACCTTCCCAATTTAAACTAAGGAGACTTACCGGAAGTGGTGTATCACCAATAATTTTAAAGGAAAGGTTTTCATTACGCTGATAAATAGGAACAGTATGAACAGCATCTGAAGACATGTTCACATTGTTCAAATCATATTGATATGGAGATACCGCTTCAACCGTGTTACTCCATTCTGGCCTACCAGTAATAGTGATTTGATATTTTACTGGACCACTGAGACCAGTTGAAACTTTAACTCGATGAATAATAAGATCTGAAGTAAAATCTGATGAAGACATTTGCCCGTCAGATTGCGTCAAAAAGAACTTAGGCATAGATACTTCCATATTATAGATGTATCCAATAATCAGATCTCTTCCGCGATAATCACCTGTAATATCAACATAATGATTCCCTGCTGTACCTTCTATCGTTGGATATAGTACTGCACCAACTGATGCACTCGTAAGGGCATCACCAGCACCAATATACCGACCAAGTAGAACTACTGAGATTGTGCTACCAGAAACTTCATCATAAGGAAGATAAACTCTAGTAATGTCATCACCAGCACTATCTGGATCATATTCCCTGTAGGGATTAATGGTCCAAAGATCTAAACAAACGTCAGTCTTTTCACCACTTGGTAAGGTTAAATAACCCTCTTCACTAGCTTGAGTTAGATCATAGGATTGAACGTACACATTTGTACCATCGGTAACGGTGGCATAATATGTACTAACATCAAAAAATTGATCTAAGAAATTACCAGTTAGAGTCCATTTATACCAAGTAGTCGCTGATCGTTTATCACCTTGTTGATAGAAACGGTATTGATAAACAGTATCACTATTTGAAGTTGCAAGTGAGATGATTCCAAGAGCAGGAGATGCAATCATGCTATCAATTGTAGCTGGAATTAATTCAGGTACAATTTTAGTCTGCTCATACATTTGTGGAGGTGACGTTGTGTTAATATCAAACAACTCATACAAACGTGTGTATAGAGGAGTTTTGGAAACAAACGCCATAGTAGTACCAAGTGTTACTGCCTCTACTGATGGGTCACACTCATAAGATGACAGCTCATTAATCTTAGAAGTGGTTGGACTCAGAACATCTGAATCAGTACTTAGAATGAACTGTTCTGTATCACTAAATAAAACAAGACCAACGCTGGTTGGACGAACATACCGCAAGTTAACTGGTTTAACGGAAGAAGCCGTAATGTCAATTGGATCATCGTCACTAACAGTTAAAGCAGTAGTTGCCCAGAAATTAAAGTAATCTCCAGCTCTACTAAGTACAACAGCTTCGTTAGACAAGAACCCTAAACGGTTTCTATAGAAGAAAAGGTTATTAATGCGTGCTCCAACAAAACTTGGATCAGGATTAGTTTCCAAATCTCCAACAGTACGATCTTCCCATGTAATTGGTCCAAAAGTAAAAGAGCCATCAGTTTGACGTACTAACTGGTGTGGCATAGTTAAAGGATCAAATTCATAAGTAATCCCCGGAGCATTCGATTCTTCCCAGACGCCTGGACCGTATGTACCACCACTATCAGTTATAAACTCAACATACATATCATCAACATCAACATCTGCGCTGTTAACGATACGAACTTTATAACCATTACGACATTGAACTGGAAGATCGGCTACTGTTGCACAGGTTTCTTGAAAGACAAACATAGCATCTTCTTGAGTGCCACCTCTAACTTCAATGTCAAAAGCAGCCGTTGCACTAATGTAAAGACCTGCGCCTACAGCAGTAGCTGAAAATGTTTTACCACCCCATACGTTACCGTTAATATCATTTGCTAGATCATTGGCAATGTGATAAGGTGTTACCCCGCTAGATGGTGAACTATGAGTTGCTCTAAGTGTACCATCAAGTACAATTTGATAATCGGTTGAACCTGCAACTACTTTAATAACCACAAAAGCTTCGTGTGGTTTAGCAGTGGTAGTAGTTGCAGACATGGCGACAGTCTTAGCTTTGTTGAGTACAAAAGTGTAGTCATTCAAAGTAAGTACTTCAATATCTTCCGGATCGGCCCCATTAAGATAACCGTTGCCAGGTATAGTTGTAATAGCACAGTTAGCTACTTCTGCTTCATAGTTTGACAACGCAGTTGCTTCTGCTGTAACTGCATTATCGTAGTTTGTTTGAGCAGTGTTCATCGCTGCCAAAGCAGCACTCAGTTGACCAGCAGTGTTTTCAGCAGCTACAGTTAGAATAGCTTCATAAATACGATTACCTTCAGCAGCCAACATAGGGTGCTCATCTGTTACTTCATCACCCAACGCATAATTAGCTGGTAGTGTAGTAGTAGCAGATATAACTGCATTATTGTTTTTAACTACATAAACATTGTTAGCTTTTTTTAGAATACCTGAAACTAAGTATTGTTCGACAGAGCCTACTGGATAGGTATAGTTAACTTCAAACAATTCCTCTTCAGTTGTATTCTGACCAGCAAGAATTTCTGAATAATCTGCTTGTGCTTCATTAAGAAGATCTAGTTTTGTAGCGGTATCTACAACAGCTGCATTATAGGCAGCAAGATCTGTTTTAAGATTAGCTATATTACAGGTGCCAGGAACACCTGTATTTGTTCCCATATTAACCGCACGTGGACTGCCATCAATCAAACTCCAAATGCGGAAAGTATTATCGTCATACTGTGCAACATACTTTTCCTGTTGGTCCCTAAGGATTGAAAACCATTTACCTTCAGGAGTAGCGCCAGTTAAATTAGATACAAATTTGCCACCAGGGCGCTTAAGTAAACCCAGAGCGTAGTCTGGAAAAGCATTTACACAATCTGTAAGTTGTCCGGGAAACTTACGATTATCAGGTTGCTGTGAAATGCCAAGAAGGAAATTAGGAATCCTTTGGGTAACAGTACTCATCGCATCAATGCTTGAAAAGGTTGATAACTATTGTAGTAATCTCTGCCATCTTTAAATCCAAACATTGAGTAATCGCCTTGATTACAATCGTATTCAATAGCGGCTGCTCTGGTTTGGATCTCTTGTTCGGCAAGTAGTTTATTAATCTCTTGATCACCAATCATTTTAATTGCGCTCATCCGTGCAGCACGAGCAACAATATAAGTTTGGATAGCAGGAGGTACATCAGTGAAATCAAAATACCAGACAATATCTGCGTAAATGTCTTGAGTAAACGTATAAGTATGATTTAAACGATCATACAATTTCCCATTCCTTCGTACAACATCATAGTCTGCACGATGCTTCTCT